GAACTGTTGCAGCCGTTGAAATCGAAGATTACCCACGCAGAGTTTTATTGCAACGGCAAGCTGATGGACTCTTACCTAGATTCCCTATCTGGGACGACATCCGAACATTCGATGGCAAACCTTGGGCAGGAAAAGTCGATGTCATCTCAGGTGGATTCCCTTGTCAGGACATTTCAGCCGCAGGAAAAGGCGCAGGACTTGACGGAGAAAGGTCAGGACTTTGGGGAGAAATGGCAAGGATCGTTTGTGAAGTTCAGCCTCGATACGTCTTCGTGGAGAACTCACCAATGCTCACTTCTAGAGGACTTGGAAGAGTTCTCGGAGACCTGGCCAAAATGGGGTTTGATGCGAAATGGGGAGTGTTGGGAGCAGATGCCATTGGATTACCCCATCGGAGAGAACGAATTTGGGTGTTGGCTACCAACTCCAGTAACAAGTATGTGGAGAGGGGCGGCAAAAAAGCGGTTTTGGGGAAGCCAAGAATACAGAGCAAGTTTTACAACCGAGTGGGTAAGGACGAGCAAGGATTGCGCTCAATACTATCACCCGGACTTTGTAGAACTCATAATGGACTTCCCGGACAAGTGGACAGAATTAAGGCCATTGGAAATGCACAAGTACCAAGAGTGGCTGCAAACGCATGGAGAATCTTAAATGAAGGTTTTACCAATTAACGCTTTCGAGGTAGAGCCTTGGTTACTTGAAAAGCATTACGCCAAAAGATTGCCAATGATTATGTATGCCTTTGGTCTGTATGAAGGAGACAAACTTATTGGTGTTGTAACCTATGGTTTGCCAGGATCGCCAATGGTTGCTAGGGGTATTTGCGGAAAAGAACAAGAATCAATTGTTGTTGAATTGAATCGGTTGTGTTTGTTGGATAACGACAAAAATCAAGCATCTTTTTTGGTGGCAAATTCTATGAAACTGTTGCCAAAGCCAACAATAGTAATTTCTTACGCTGATACAGGACAAGGCCATGTTGGATATGTTTACCAGGCTTGTAATTTTATTTACCTAGGTTTAAGCGTTAAAAGAACCAATTGGAACATCAAAGGTCAAGAACATAAGCACAACAGACATTTAGCTCAAGGCATGACACTAGAGCTTCTTAAAGAAAAATTCAAAGATGATTTTTATTACTCTGAAAGAAGCCAAAAACATAGGTATGTGTTTATATGTGGGAACAAATATCAAAAGAAGCAATTAAATAGTTTTTTGAAATATGAAGTCCAACCATATCCAAAAGGCGAAACCACAAGATATGACTCTGGAACTACAGTAAAAACGCAACAACTTTTATTTGCATGATTTATCAATAAGGATTCTTACATGACATTCATGGTGACTTTTAAAGTAGACGCTAACCCTGTTGGTAAACAAAGGGCTAGATACGTCAAAAGGGGCAACTTTATCCAAACTTACACCCCTGAGAAGACAAGAACCTATGAAACCCTGATTAAAGAAGCCGCAAGGGAAGCAATGGGTAGCTCAGAACCATTGGAAACCCCTGTGAGCCTTTATCTGTACATTCGAGTGCCAATCCCCGCATCGGCAACCAAAAAGAGACTGCAAGCCATTGAAAACGGCTCAGAGAAGCCAACAAAGAAACCTGACGCAAGTAACATCCTAAAAAGCGTAGAAGATGGCATGAATGGGGTTGTCTACCATGACGATTCGCAGATCATAAACATCCACGTTACGAAGGTTTATTCAAGTCTGCCAGGCGTTGATATTTGCGTAAAAGAATGCCTAGATTAGGGTAAGTCCCTATGGTATTACGCAAACAATTAGGTAAGATTTAATTTTTAACAGGAGTTCAGAATGGAAAATACTTGGGAATTTGACACAACAATCGGTCAAGGTAGCGAAGTAGTGACAGTTGTCTATGAATACGAAATAGACGAGGACAAATCCACGTTTAACGAGTCTGTCAAGGAGGTTTGGTACGAAGGGCGTGATATTGTTGGATGTATGTCAGAAGAGGCTTATAAAGAACTGGATATTGAGGCGGCCATGCGGTTTCAGAATCACAAACTGAACTACAAGTTGGAGGACGTATGACTAACGAAGAGAAGGAAATCATACGTCAGGCACATGATTTTCTATGTGCATCCACTTTTTTTAGTGCAGAAAATCAATCAAACGTCAAAACCACGATTCAAAGCATTAAAGAAATACTGAATAAGCCTCAAAGCACATGGGTAGACCTCACCAATGATGAACTAACTGATTTGTTCTACAACACAAACCTTGGGCAAGAAAGTGCAGTAGGACAAGCCATTGCCTTGTTGAGGGAGAGAAACACATGACAGATTGGACTAAAGAGGAAGACGAAGCATTTAATTCCGTTGAAAAGCAAAGTAACCTTGGTAAGCAGATTTTGCGAGACTTAGGCCAGCCTTACCATTTTGGTGTTTTTGTGTCTCTATCCCAAAGAAACCAAGTTTTAGAGGAGGTGGCAAAGGAATTCGACAAAATGCCATTTGGTGATACTGCTTCAAGTTTTGCTACTTATGTGCGGAACATGAAGGTTTGCCCACCTTGTCATGGGAACTGTTACCAAGGTAGAAACTGCCCTGCGAGGAATAAATGCTTGAAACAATAGGTTGGATTTCAATCGGTGTTTTCTTTGGACTATTACCGCAAATATGTGTTGCATTGCTATCTGCTATTGAAAAACAAAATGAGAAAAAGAACTAGACGTAAAGTTTGGGCATTGATAGACCCAATTACGCATAGCATCGTGGGTGCTTCTATCACTCACAGAGACAAACTAGACAAGCTCAGAATGATGGAATATTCAGCCCTAGAAGCCATGACTAAGGGACAAGGGACAATCCACGATTGGAGAACCCTTGTTGACGTTTTAAACCTAAGTGAGACTATGGCTAGGCACAATATCGGAAAAGATGAGGTCATGCCTGTTTGCCAAAAAGCACAAGACGCATTGCACCAGGCATCCGAACGCTACCAAAACACAAAAAAGATGGGTTTGTCGGGTGAGGGAATCCAAGCAGTAAGGGATTTAATCCAATATGCCGATTTACAACAATCAAGCATTAGTAGATCAGAATTCGAGAGATTTATTCAGAAAACCAAAGATTATATTAAATCAAATGGTAATCTAGTCGTGGAGATAACATAATGGACTATCCTCAACGTGCAATTCAGTATTTAATAGATACCAGTTCTTTATATGCCAAGGCTAAATCGGACAGAATGTATTTAGAAGAGTTTAGAAAATCAAGAAAAGCCCAATTAATGAGTCAAGCAGGAACAGAGGTTTTAGGTAAACAAGAAACCTATGCTTATGCTCACCCCGAATATATTCAAATACTTGAGGGAATCAGGGAAGCGGTAGAAAAAGAGGAAACCTATCGTTGGATGATGACCGCAGCGCAAGCCAAAATAGAGGTTTGGAGAACCCAACAATATAGTGCTAGATTAGAAGTAAAAGCAACCCAATAATGCAATCAAAGAATAAAGCTAAACCAACCGCTAGTGAAAGGTTGCATATTGCTAAAATAAAGTTAATGCCATGCATTATCTGTGATTCACCACCACCAAGCGAATGCCACGAGATTAACCAGGGTCAATGGTTTACCTCAATGCCACTTTGTGCAGATTGCCACAGAGGATCGGTGAACGGGATTCACGGGCAGAAAAGACTATGGAACGTCTACAAAATGGATGAGCTTGCAGCACTAAACGAGACAATCCGACTATTGATGGACAATAAAAAGCCCTCTAGAACCGATTTAAACGAGTTTTGAGACGTTTTTTCCAGTAGGTCAATAGTTTGGTAGCATCAGGCAATAAAAAACCCTCCGAAGAGGGTTTGAAGCTAGCGTTTTCCGCTAAGTATTCGGAGGATTAGGGCAACACAAGCATAAATCATGCGTCCTCCAATATTTCAAGGGCTTTTTTCTTGCATTGATTAACTTGTTTTTTGGTTAAACCTTGGGCTATTTGTTCTGCTAAATCACTAGCCATTCGCGCTTTTTCATCAGTTGGGGCGGTAATAGCCAGAATTAAGCATCTAGTTAATATCTCACTTTGAGTTATTGTGTAAGCAATTTCAACTTGTTTCATTTTCTCTCCAATACTAAATGATTATCCCGATAGCATGAATTAAAAGAGGGTGAACCGATTTCAATTTCAACGACATAAATATCACCTCCATATTCATGCCACCAATCATTTGGCATCTGATAATCTTTTGCGTGATTATTTAATCCCTTTTTTAAGTGTTCTCTAGCTAGTGTTTCATTTTCGGCATAAGCTTCAAAATGAAAATTCCAACTATCCAAAATGGCTTTGTAAAATTTCATTCTGTAACCTCTACTTCAAAAGGAATTGAATTATCAATAAATGCTTGTCGGCTATCGTATGGAAGCGCAAAGATAGTGCCAAATTGACGATTAACGGCAGCTTGAACCTCTAAGGGCAAGCGTTTTAATTCAATTTCCGATCCGTCTTTTGCGTCTGTGACGGTAACTTTATCGCCACCAGGCAAGGTGACATATTGAACAGCGGCAATTGAGCCGTGGCTGATTATGTATTTGCTCATGGGTTCACCTTTGAATCACAAAAAACAAATGTGTAGCCCTTGCCATCACTTGAACCGCCATAGCACATATTGGACAAATCCCAAGTAAGTTTGTGTTTTGCAGCCAATGCCTTGACCGCTTCAAAATGCACCAAATGCCCCCATAAGGCATGGTCAAAAGGTACTGTGGCGGACAATCCGCTATCTGTTGTCGCTTTGATTCTTGAGCCTCTAACATTAGAAGCGGGAATGTATTTTGTATGAATTGCTTGCATGATTTACACCTGTTAAAAGTTTGTTGAAAAGAGTTTAAATTGTGATGCTTGGTGCATCTGTACAAATGCACACAATGCGTTCAAATTTTGGAGAGTTTTCTAGTGTGTGGACAATTACATTTCTGCCTGTATGGGTGTAACTTTCAACTCGCATTGAGCGCCCATGAACCTTAATAACTTGCCCAATTTTGTATTGACTTTTAGGAATGAAAGCAAATCGCATATTTACACCTCTGTTGAGTAGTTGAAATGAGAATTAAGCAAAGCCAAAGCATCGACTGTTTTTTGGTCTAGCTTGTAATGGTCTTGAGGGTTAACCGCAAACCTACCGCACTCGCTATAGTTTGGGTTGTAGATTTCCGAACCATTTACTTCTACTGAATAAACGGGTTCGTCATTGTTGTTTCTTGAGAGAATAAAATTCATATTGACACCTATTAAAAAAGTTATTGAGTTGTTAATGCATGGTGATGCGAATTCGGGATGATTCCCAAACCAAGAAACCTGATCTGCGAATCAAAACCTCATCATCACCCTGTCGCATGAGTCGCCCATTGTCAAAATCCAAGACAGTAGCGAACCCTTGAGAGTAATAGTGAGCAATTGCCTCTGCACCACTAGCAAACGTTAAGCTTTCAAGCTTTTGAGTTTTCATATTTACACCTATTAAAAAAGATTTTGATAATCAGCCATGCAAGGGTGCAAGGCACATTTCGTATATCCCGAAATACTGTTCTTTGAGGTAATCTGTTGCTTGTTTCATTGCCTCGTCAAGATTAGGGCTTAGGTCAAGCATATAGTCGCCTTGGTCTAATAATTGGATTGTCCCATCTACCAATAGCAAAACAGACACAAACCCATCGCCATCACAACAGTAGTGACCATAGGAGTAGATTGCCTCCTCCTCGTCCTCATCGACAATATTTCCTCCCGCATAAAATTCCCAACCCTCGAATTCTTGGGGGATAAAAATGTCTGTTGGTTCTTCACAAATCTTGTTTGTATTGTAGACAAGGCATTGACCAAGTCTTGTTTTTTGGATTCTTTGGTTTGTCGTTATGTC